GCAATATTTACTTTAGAAGAGGCGATGACTATTTATTGGAAGGTTAAGGCTTGGACAATTAGCGGGACATACAAAAACGATATTGGAGAAAGCTCATCTTTTTCACAATCATTTACATCCACACTTGCAAATGAAAGCTATCTTGTTTGTCGCACAAAAAACTATTCCCCATATTTTGAAACAGATTTTTCACCAAGCACCGATGATACCTTTTTTATTAGACCATCAGAATTTTATATCAATTCCTCTGGTAATCTTTATGGGGTGGACATTGGCTTTCAATTTACTCCTTCTAGTGAAAGGTCTGCTCCAATAGGAACAAGGCCAAATAATCCAAGCAGTGATGTTGGAAGTTTAAGTGTTTTAGGTAGATCAATTCCATTTTATGCAGAGGCATTAGACGGAGACGAGTTCCCCAGAAGTGCCAATGGAACAATGACCCCTAGTGCGTACTGGTCTTACAATCCTTGACACCCCCCCCTATCAATATGAACCAACTCCTCTCATTCGTTCAGACGCAAGACTTGTTCGCTTGGCTGGGAGCATTGACCGCCCTTCTGACGGCGGTTATCGCAGTTGCTTCCTTGCTTCCCGGTGACGAGCCAGAGAACACGCTTCAAAAGGTTGTTGATTTTCTCTCCAAGTTTTCTAGGAAATAAAAGATGTGGGAAGCAACCCTCGGCTTATTGGCTGGCGTGGTTGGAATTTTAACTTGGTGGTTGAAGAACAGAGCAAAGACAAGGCAAGAGAGAGACGATGACCAGATTGCTTACAACCGCCGTCTACGTGATTCAGAAGTGGATAGCTGGATTCATCGTCGCTAGTTTCCTTTGTGGTTGCGTAACCACTCGCCCCTACGATAGTGGCCAAGTCCCAAACCAAGATTCAATTACCGACTACATTATGCGGTGGGACAAGCTCGACCGACTCCACGCCAAACCAGAAGAATACCGAGAGCTTTTTGGGCAATCGCTCAAAACGATTTCTCGACTCGTGGAGGAAAATGAACGACTCCAATCGAGGCTCGACAAGTGACGATAGCCGAGGCCGTTGAGCGATCACGAGGCCACATCGACAAACTAGAGCCAAGTTTCGGGAAGAGGGTGGGAGCTTGGTATGGCGAGTTAATGTCGAAGAAGATACCAGTTTTGATCTATTGCTCCTCTCGCACCCCTGAAGAACAAGAAGAACTATATGCCAGAGGACGAACGAAGCCGGGAACGAAAGTCACAAACGCTCGTGGCATACCCCCACAATCGCTCCACATTGACCTTGGTAAAGGCTCTCACGCAATAGACTATGTCCCCCTTGCTCGTACTCCTAGTGGCGATCTAGTGGCCTCTTGGGACGATGAGCAGGGCTATTCGATTACACGCAAGATTGCCGAGAAACACGGCTTGCGTGGTCTGGACTGGGAGCAACCTCATTTAGAGGATAGTAACATCTCTGGCTGGCGTGAATTGGTAACGCCACAAAAACAAGAGGTGAACAAACAAAAAGTTTCTCTAGTCAGCAAACGTCCGTGGAGTAGCAGATAGGGGATGACATCAAACGAGGGCGTGGAGAAAAAAGAAAAACTCTTTACCAAGAAACACGATCTTCATATGGCCACGATTCAAATGGCCGCAGTAGAATCTATCGAGAAGAAATATAAGCGAGGGGTAGAGGAACACGGTGGAACGAAGCTATGGGAGATGCCATCGATTAATCTTGTTGAAAATGCAATCGAGGAAGCAACTGATCAATTAACGTATCTTTTAAGTTTGCGTCAGCAAATGCACATAGTTCTTGCATTAGCAAAGGACGGATGCTTGGATGAGACATTGACAAATCCAAGAGCAAGAGAGTGTTGTCACCTTATTTACACAACATTGACTGGTCAATCTAAACCCCCGCTATGAAGCCAATTAAGTTCGTTGCTTGCGGAGACATCCACGGCGACGAGCAAGATGCCCAGTCAGTAAAATCTTTATTGGCCTTTACTAAAGAATACCAGCCCGATCTAGTGGTTTGCATCGGAGACCTCTGGGACTTCCGAGCAATCCGTAAGGGAGCAGGAGACGAGGAGCAAGCGTCGAGCCTACAAGAAGATTGGGATGCAGGGGAGGAGTTCTTGCGGGAGTTCTTTAAGTTTGGAGACGAAAGAATATTCCTCCGGGGCAATCACGATGAACGAATTTATGATATGTCTCGGAACAGCCGAAGCGGAATAGCGAGGGACTACGCCAACGATGGGATTGAAAACATCGAGAAGATAATGAAGGATACCAAGGCAAGGATGTTCCCCTATGATTCAGTTGGAGGAATCTACAAGTGCGGCGGGCTTTCATTCGTTCACGGCTACGGCCACGCTATGCACAGCGGAAAGCAACACGCAGATGCTTACGGCGATGTTATTTTTGGGCATACCCACGCCATTGATTATTTTAGAAGCGTTTCCATTGACCCTCGGACTGGTTACAATATCGGCTGTCTATGCAACAAGACTCCTGAATATAACCGAGGCCAACTGCGGAGATTACGTTGGCAACACGGCTGGGCTTATGGAGTGATCTATCCCGACAATACGCACGATGTTTTCCAAGCACGGCAGAGGGGCAACAAGTTTTATTTGCCCACAAACATTAAATCCTTTTAGCGATGGACGGCTGGCAAAAACTTTTAGAGACAGCGGTTCAAACGAAGGTAGCACCTCCTCGGCCAGAAGGATTTTTTACAAGAGAAGAGGTTGCAGAAAAGTGGAAACTAAAAACAAACACAGCGACTCGATACATTGATTTATTGATAAAACAAAAAAAAATAGAAGCGATTCGGCATACTTGCGTAATTGATACAAAGGCTGGAAAGATGCTCCGAAAGCTCAAGATGTTTAAGATTATCCAAGAAAAGCCAACTCGCAAGTAGTGTGTTTATAGGTACTTACAAACAATCGTTAAAATAAGATAAAAAAAGAGTAGACAACTTGGGGAAGTGTGTTAGGTTGTAGGTATGCAAATAACCAAATCAATACCGATCACAAAAAGAAAATTCAGTCAGTCGTGCAACAGCAAACAAGACTTTTTTGACTTGCTAATTGAATTTCGAGATGCGGCAGAAAAAAAGCAATACGACCCAGAGAATACATTTAGCAAGGAATATCAGCAAGGCTTTGGTGATGGCAAATGGAGCGTGCTGAATTCTTTAATAGATGAACTTGCGAAGTCACCAGACACAAGAACCTACTAACCAGAAAGGAAACCAAACCAAATGACTAAAATCCTAATCGCATACATCATCGGGTTAATCGTAGGGGCGGGTGCAACCCTTTGCATCGTTGAGCAACTACTAAAATAGTTCTTTACACAACCCCACGAAATCCCTACAAACAAACAATGACATCCTTCCCGCTACCAGCAAGGCCAATAGGTTCAGTCGTGCCAGCGAGCCACGATGAGTTCTCCGATGGGTTCTCCATCGAGGGCAAGCTCAACGGATGGCGAGGTTGGTTTGACCAAGAAACCCAGCAGGGCTACAACCGCCACGGCAAGTTCGCCACCAATCACAAGCTAATGGCAGATCGAATCCTCGGTGCTGGTATCAAATCCCGCTTTGTAGATTGTGAAATTATGGGACAACGCACCAAGACTGGCAAGGGAACAATCGTGGTGATGGACGCATTCGACCCAGCCAACCCAAAGGCTTATGCAGAACGAATGAAGGAGATTGAACACATCGAAGCCGTAACCTTTGATGTGCCAGACAGCAAACTTCTCCGATTCGTTCGGCTTGCCCACTCCAAGATTAAATCAATCTGGGAAGAGATGGAGTTTCAAAACAACAAAGCTGGTGAGACAATCTGGGAGGGCTTTGTGATGAAGGCTCTCAACGATGGCAAGTACCCATTCATTACCAAGCCATCTTATTGTTCCTACGAATGGCAAAAGGAAAGGATTCGCTCGTGATCTTTGGCATACTTATCTTTGTGGGTCTTGTGATTGTCCGTGGCCTTTACCTTCTAGGCCAACACATTGACCAGCAGAATTACGAGAGACGCAGATTCTATTTGTCCGTGGCCGCAGACCTAGATCGGCTCGATAAGATTATAGCCGAAAGCAAAACTAAACCCGATCTGATTACATCAGACAAATGGGCGGGACGTAACTAATGAAGCTCTCCCCATCAGCCAAGTTCGAGCTTCTTTGGAAAAGTCTTGGTGGTGCGGAGCTAAAAAAGGAATACAAATTCGCCGAGGGAAGAAGGTTTCGTTTTGATTATTATTCTTTTGGAATAGCTATTGAACTCGAAGGCGGGGTATGGAGCAGGGGCAGACACACTAGACCCTCCGGGTTCTTGAACGATATGGAGAAATACAATCTTGCCGCTTCGATGGGCATCCTAGTTTTCCGAGTGCCATCTCACGACATCAGTACCAAATGGGTTTCCCCGATAGTTAAAACAATAATGGAAAGGTATTAAATTATGAGTGATTGTGTGCCAAGGTATCCAAAACGCCTCGAAGGAGAGACTTTAGAACAATGGGTGACGAGAGTTGATGGCCCGATTCCAGACACACTTTACGACCAAATGCACGATGCAAGATGCTTGAATCTTCCAATCAGAGGAAGCAGAGAAGATCGTGAGTCGCTGGGCGACTACGACTACAACCAACAACCAATAACAATAAGGAAAATAAAATGAATGAACTAGCAGTAACCAACGGCAACGGAGTCTCAACCCACATTCGCCAAGCGACTGATGTGGCTGGGGCTTGTCGTGCCATCGTAAAAGAAACTTGCCAACGCATAGGCCAAAAGGATTATGTTCGGGTCGAAGGCTGGCAAGCCATCGCAGTAGCTCACGGATGCGTAGCAAGTGCAAGAGATGTTGAGCGTCTCGAAGATGGTTATAGGTGCATCGGTGAGGTGAAGCGAATGGACAACGGACAAGTCATATCAAGTGCCGAGGGGTTCTTGGGTGACGATGAGCCGATGTGGGAGAAGCGTCCGACATATGCCAAGCGTGCGATGTGCCAGACTCGTGCAATCAGTCGGGCTTGTCGTTCAGCATTCGCACATATCGTCGTCCTAATTGATAAGAGCCTATCAACTACACCAGCCGAAGAAGTTCCTTATGGTGGGTTTCAGGATATCAACACGGATAAATATGAGGAAACACCAAAGCCATCCCCAGCACCAGCACAAATCACCAAGGCAGACTTGGCAGATATCACGGCCAAGATCAATAAACCAAACATAACCAACGGAGGAGAGCCGAGAGATATGGAGTTGAAATTTGGAAAGCACAAAGGCTCTACGCTCCGTGAGGTTGCGGCATTTGGCGACAAGGGCTTGGACTATCTTGAGTGGTTATCCAAACAAGAGTTGAAGCCCGGTAAGGATGGACAACCCTATAAGAACGACATCATTCGCAACGATATAATTCAAGAGATTCTTCTTGAAGCGGAAGCCCTATCGAAAGGAAACAAAGATAATGAAATCCCTTTCTGATGTAATTGAAGAGACACTAAAAGAAACTGCGAGCAAGGCCGCCTCTCTTGAAAGGGAGAGGTGTGCCGAGCTTGTCCAGCAACTCGCAGACGGAACGGAAGATCAAGTCATCACTGGTATTCTGAACGAGGTCGTTACGGCCATCAGGAGATTACCAGATGCCAACTGATATTCAGATTCCAGAAACCAAATGGTCAATGCTTGTATGGCGAACAACAAAGGAGTTACCACACAACGATGAAAAAGTTCTTATGGATATCGGCGGTGAGGTTGCTGTCGGTCGTTTCGTTGATGGGTCGTTTGTGTCTCGAAGCTGGGGGCATTCTGAAAGCGATGTTCGGCTTTGGGCATCGTGGCCAGTTGCACCCAAATGGTAACTTTCCTTTCATACATCGGGAAACTTTTGTGGGAGTTATTCGTTGTCGGGATTGGCTTATTAGCAGGGTTTCTCACGATTCTCTTTGTGGTCGGGATATTGTGGGATTTCCTAAAAGACATAATCGAAAGGATTAAAAAATGAGCGTTAAAAGATTAAGTTTATTAGATGAGTTTCACGCAGTAATCAGCGGAAGATTGAAAGTTTTGTTTAAGAGGTTGAGTCACGCCGAGGTTGAGAACTTTAGGGATATCATTAACAATCTAGACTATTCCCATCGTATCACTAAAGAGCTATTGCAAAAGGCAAAGGAATTTCAGAAGAGAGACCTTGAGGCCAAGAAGAAATGAAGTTACCTTGGATAAAATTTTATCCGGGTGACTGGCTTTCTGATGAGGCTTTGCGGTCTTGCTCCGTAGAGGCAAGGGGATTGTGGGTCGATATGATTTGCCTAATGGCCAAGTCAGAAATCCACGGCCACTTGCTCATCGGCGGCAAGCCAGCACGAGCCGAACAGATAGCAAGAATCGTTGGGCTTTTGCCCCAAAGGGCTATGGAATTGATGGATGAGTTGAACGCATCGGGCGTGTTCAGTTTCCACCAAGAGACCATCATTTCACGCAGAATGGTGAAGGATGAGCAGTTGCGTAAGTCTGACGCAGTTAGGCAGATGCGTAAGCGTCACGGCGATGTCCAGACGATGTCCAGTGAATGTCCAGAGAAAATCACGGGGCAGAAGCTAGAAGCTAGAAGTCAGAAGCTAGATAATACAAGGACGCAAGTGCGTCCTATGCGTTCGGATTGGATTACTTACGCAAAAGAGATCGGATGGTCGGGAGCAGATGTGGAGGGGGCTTTTGATTACTATGAAAGCAACGGCTGGAAGGTCGGTGGCAAAGCACCAGTTAAGGATTGGAGAGCGTGTGCCAGAAATTGTCAGCGGAGAAACCAACAGCCAAAAGGAAACCAACCAATGAGAAAACAAATTAAGTCGGGATGCGAGTCCCCACCAACATATAAACTGATGGGCTATGCCAGTCGTGAGGACTGGGTGAATGCGGGGTGTCCATAATGAACCATCCACAAGAGCTAGTCATTGCGGCGACCATTCACCGGGTCAAGATGTGTGAGGATAAGATTCGTGAGTTTGAGCAAATGGTATCAACACTCACTTCCCAGATGGCTCAAAATCGAACGGAAATGGCCTCTAAAGAGGCTGGGAACATTGTTCTAGGGGTAACTACCCCCCTAGACATTCCAAAAGAGCTTGTTGTCACCTATGGAAAGTATAGGGCAAGGGGCAATCGAAAGTATGATGTGGTAAAAAAGCGTTGGGCAATTTGGAAGGCTCAATACAATAGTGGATTGTCCATGACCAATATAGCCAAAGCGTGGGGTTGCCATCACACAACAATCCTAAATGCAGTTAATCGAAACTTTACACCACGTAAAGCAACTGGGAGGAACAAAAAATGATAGCCTTATTAGAAGCAGAGCAGTTTGAGTTACCATTCGCACGGACAACGCACCCAATTAAAACAGAAGGCCACGAGCAGAACGCCAGAATCCTAACCCACCTAAAAGGAGGGCGAACGCTAACGGCTCTGGAAGCCTTGGAATGGTTCAAGTGCTTTCGCTTGGCCAGTCGAATCCACGATCTAAAGAAAGCTGGTTACGATGTGCAGAAGCGAATGGTCAAGACGAACAGCGGAAAGAGTGTTGCGGAGTATTATTTATGAACTACGAAATCAAACAAGGCGATTGCTTGGATGTTCTAAAAACTCTTCCTAGCGACTCGGTAAATTGTTGTATCACATCACCCCCATATTGGGGATTGAGAGACTATGGAACTGCAAAATGGGAAGGAGGAGATGGAAATTGCGAACATACTATTAGTCATTATTCAGACAACTTAAAACCAGATTGTGATAGACCAGTTCGAGGAGATAGAAGTTTGTGTATAAAATGTGGTGCAAAAAGAATTGACTCACAAATTGGACTTGAGCTTACTCCACAAGAATATGTCGAAAAGATTGTTTTGGTATTCCGTGAGGTGAGAAGGGTTTTAAGGGGAGACGGAACGCTATGGCTAAATCTGGGCGACACATATTCAGCCCAGCGATGGACAAAGAAAGGGGAGACAACAACCCCGGCACAACCAATGAACGGAATGAGTGACACTTGGAGGGCGATAGCACCTACAAAAGAAAGTGGTTTGCCAGACAAGAACCTTGTTGGAATCCCTTGGCGTGTGGCCTTCGCATTACAAGCAGACGGATGGTATTTACGCCAAGACATTATTTGGCATAAGCCGAACCCGATGCCAGAGAGCGTTACGGATAGATGCACCAAGGCTCACGAATATATTTTTCTTATGAGCAAAAATCCAAATTATTATTTAGACAACAAGGCAATACAAGAACCCTGCACAACGCAAGAGGGGAGGCCATCGGCCATTGTTAGGGATAGGGTTTATGGATACAACAGCAAGCAAGCGGCGTTGGGTAGGGCGAGAGGTGGAGAGGAAACGCCAGAGCCATCAACAAGAAACAAGCGAAGCGTTTGGTCGGTAACGGTCAAGCCCTACAAAGAAGCTCACTTCGCAACATTCCCAAAGGAACTTATAGAGCCTTGCGTGTTGGCCGGATGCCCTAAAGACGGAACAATCCTAGACCCATTCGGAGGTAGTGGAACAACAGCAGAAGTGGCAATCGAGAATGGGAGAAATGCGTTACTTATAGAGCTTAATCCAGAATACATCGAACTGGCAAAGACAAGAATTAGCAATACGCAGACAAATCTATTCTGTTGAACAACCCAAAACCATCCCTTGCATCAACCAAGACTCAAACTACCTTGAAAACTCAATGAACGAATCTTATGTAACCGCAGAGGCCAAGGCCAACGGCATACTTTCCGACCGATACCCCGGCAAGGAACTAGAAAAGCTATACGCAACGACTCGCAACCAAGCTACCATTGATATGCTCCGAGATGCCGTGTTCACGCTAATTACCAACGAGATTCCAACTTGCACTATTGCCCAAGTTCTACGCAAAACCCACGGAGCAATCCAGTACCACCTACGATATTTAGAGGGCAGGGGCAAGATTAAAAGGCCGAACAAGCGATGCCATTGGACGGAGGTAAAGCGTGAAGATTAACAAAATGGAACGGAAGGAAATCGAGGCTCTGATCGATAAGCTCAAAACCCCGATTGACACGGCAGAAGGCAAAAGAACCAAGGGAGACGAATCCCCATCGAGACGCTACCGCCACCTATGCGAGCGACTCCACTTCTTAACGATGAAAAAAGCACTCATCATCCTAGCCATCACGCTCTTATGCTCAAGCCAAGCGGCAAACATAATGATTCAAACCCCAAAGCCACCAGCCAAGAAAACCATCAAGGCTCGTATCACGGCGTATTGGTTGGGAGAGGACGAGTTTGGCTACAAAAGCTCTACTGGAAAACGGTTAGTCTCTGGCAAGTCTTGTGCAGTTGACCCCAAAATAATCCCCTACGGAACAACCCTGCTAATTGAGGGCAAGGCATACCACGCTCACGATACCGGCACAGCGGTTATCTCACGGAAAGCCTCTGGGAAATCTAGGCTACCAGTCATTGACCTTTTCTACGCCAGCGAACGGCAAGCTAGGCGGGAATTGGCAAGGGTTGGACGGACGGCAGTGGTTGAAATTCAATGAACCACCAAGGCCAAGACCCAGCGGATTCGATCTTGGCTAGTTATACGCCCGATATGGCAGAGCATATCGATACGCTGGAAGATCGGGTTAAGGAACGGCTTGCCAAGATGCAAGCGATGAATCCCAGCATCGACCTGAACCAGTTAGCGAAGCTAACAGCCGAGATCGTGGAGCAGACCATAAAGCACGAAGGCGATTCACAGATGCTACGGCACAAGCGGGACGACACATTGGACGAAGCACTCCTAGCCCTAGCCACCAACCGTTCCCCAGACAGCCTAACCAGCATAGCAAAACGGTACATCAACCCCAGCACAGGCAAGCACTACACTAGGGCGGCCATCTCGGCACGGCTATCGGAGCTAACACAACGGACTGGGCTAATCCTACGCATCCAACGGAGCGAAAGGGTAAGGCAAATCTACAAGGAGCGAGCCTTGCGGGTGCATAAAAAGAGGCGGGAGGAATGCCCAAAATGGAACAAGGAAGCGTGGGCAAAGGGCATCAAAAAGAGGAAGGCCAAATGAGGCAAGGCTCTAAAGTGGTCTGCATTGATGACGGCTTCTCGCCAGAGATCGCCAGCTTTTACGACCACCTACCGATCAAAGACCGCATCTATGTGGTTAGGGATATGGGAATTGGGGTAGGAATAAACGGTGAAGCAGGGGAGATTGTGGTCTATTTGGACGGCCTCAACAACCCAGTCAGTACCACCCCACCGCATCCAGAGCGAGGCTTCAACGCAGAGCGATTCAGAGAGATCGAACCACCAGCCGAAATCGAGGCCGAAGAGTTGGCCGAGGCTACGGCATAACCCCAAAAGGACATCCCAAAAATGAGCGAAAAACAAGTCGGAATGGAGCTACAACGCACGGTCAAGCAGTTAGAAAAAGCCAAGGAAACAGCCATCGAACAGATGGGGGTGGCCATCGGCCTAGCGGCAGACGCAGGGGACATCCTGCTATCGGCACGGACAGAGGGGCTAGACATCGACAAGGTGCTGGAAATAGGTCAAATAAACGGTGAGCAAGGCAGGCGGTTGGAGCGTGTGGCCAAGGCACGGCCAGCCCTGCAAGCCCCTACACCGGGTGGCCTCAAGCAACTAGCCTTATGGACTGGCTTGCTCCCTGACCCCATAGAGACCAGCAACCCCAAGGCAGAGGCCGCTTGGCATAGCTACATCATCAAGGCAAGGCAGTGGCTCGCTCGCAAGACCCCCGCCCAATGGACACCAGCCCAACGCCAGCAGTTCCTTGAAGAAGCACGACCCATAGTGGAGGCATATAAAGAGGCAGGGGGCGAGCTATGACAAAAGGGATATGCTACTTACGCAAGTTTTTACCTACAAAAATGAACATATTTATTAACGACTTACGCAAGGCAGTAGGAGACTTCTATAGCCTCAAAACTCCCATAACAGGTTCCGAGTTGCGATTTTTCTGTACGAGTTTCCTATAAAACCTTTATAGAAACTTACTTAAAACAAATCTTGCGTAACTTTTATGAACGAAAAAAAATATCCTTGTTTAATCACCAAAAAAATTAGCGAGCTTTCGCCTGCAAAATATAATCCAAGAACCATCACTTCCGATGCGTTAGGTAGGCTCACAAAATCTTTGAGCGAACTTGGGAATCTTCAACCGATCACTTGGAACGCAAAGACCGGGAACATCGTAGGAGGCCATCAAAGGCTAAAGTGCTATTCGGCACTTGGCAAAGAAGAGGTTGAGGTGTGGGCAGTGTGGTTAGATGAACACAAGGAGAAGGCCGCTAACATCGCACTAAACAAATTAAGCGGAGAGTTCGATATGCCATCACTCAAAGACATCTTTGAGGATTTAGATACTGGGGAGATTGATTTGGATATTACCGGGTTTGGAGAAGCGGAGATTGCGGAGATGATGGAAGCTACCAAGCCAGAGGGCGATGACGAGGGAATGGGTGAGAAGTGCTTGGCTTGTGGGAAGCCATTGTGAGAAATGATTCGACAAAAAGAGCTATGCGAGAAATGGGGGCTGGTAAAGAGCGAAATCTCAAAGCTAGTCAAGAGAGGTATGCCCCTAACAAGCGTAGCCGATGCAGAGCGTTGGAAAATTGCCAATCAAAAGAATCCAAGCAGGGCAAGGCCGATCTTATCAGCATCAGCAAGCTTATCAGAGACATCAGAGAACTTGGATGCAGAGTCGATCAAATTGGAAAATCCGCTTGGACGATTACACCGGGCGAGGAGAGCCGAGGTAGTTGCCTACTCATTAGTTCAGAGGGCGGCCAACGAAAAAAACCCAGTAGCCATGAGGGCGGCAGTTCAAGGATGGGGCGAAGCAAAAAAGCGAGTCGCAGAAGCCGAAATGGAACACGCTCGCTGGGAAGAAATGAATCGAGTCACTTTACGGATGGACGAGGTGCAGGAGTGGATAACGAAATGGCACGGAGGAATCAGAGCGTTGCTCGATGCGATGCCATCCAGCCTTGCGGCAAGAGCAAACCCCAGCGACCCAGAATGTGCCAAGCAAGCCATTCAGGACGGAGTGAATCAAATCTTTATCACAATACAAAAGGGGGAGGGAGCATTCAAATGAACGAATGTTTTCTAATAATCTTGTGTGCAATAGGAGTGTTGGCGATAGTGCTTCCATTCTTTGACCGATGAAAACCACCAAGCCTACAAGAATAGCGTTGGCATACTGCCCTAGAACTAGCCACTCCACTCTTTATGTTCCGGGTCGTGGACAACTCAAAAACTTTGAAGAAGAATATGGATTCGCTATGTGCGTGGGATGTTGCTTCAAAAACTACCCAAAGACAAGGCAGGGCGTTGGAAGATACTGGATGGTTCACTTTCATCACGCAGTTGTTAGGGACAAGGCAGACCCAGTCGCACTTCACAAAACCCTTATGCAAATACCAGAGTTTAGAGATTTATGTGCCTATGATGTTCCATATTTTGAGCAATATGATCGATGAAAAACATATTTAATTTTATAGATATGCTCGCTGAAAAAATAGCGTGGTTTATACATTTCACCTTTATTTGGATTATCATTTCAAGAAGTCTTGGATGGCACGATTTCAGATGGGATAATGGGATATTTTGTCTGTTGTATGCTTATTATTTTTTATTAAGACAAAAATGAAACGCTCTTTACTTAAACGTAAAACCCCACTCAAGCGAGGCGGGAAACTACGCCGAGTATCTGCAAAAAGACGAAAGCAAAACGAGGTTTATTCTGATGTGCGAGAGAAGTTCTTAACGAACAATCCAGTATGCCAAGTGTGCCGTTGCAAGATGGCGAGCCAAGTTCACCATAGGCGAGGAAGGTTTGGGGATAGGCTGAACGAGGTAGAGTTTTTCTTGGCGGTGTGCTTCGAGTGCCATCACGAAATCCATCATAACCCAGCTTGGGCTTATGAGCGTGGATATATGGTCAAGAGATGAACCAGATTGATGAGGCAAAGAACTTTGCTCGTCTTTTGTTTGAGCCAAGGGAACAACTCTCAATCCCAGAATGGGCAGAGAAAAATCTCACGCTCTCGGCAAGAGTAACCAACATACCCGGTGCATACTCGACAAACCTCACGCCCTATGTCCGTGAACCGCTAGAGGCTTTTGGCGATGATTCGATTCGGAGGGTGGTATTGGTATGGGGAGCACAAACAAGCAAGACCACAACGATTCTAGCTGGCCTAGCGTATCGAATAGCAGAGCGACCTTGTCCCGCATTGTGGGTGATGCCTAGCGAGCATTTGGCCAGATCATTCACGGAAACTAGGTGGTTGCCGATGATTGATGATTGCCCAGCCCTTGCAAAAGAGAAGCCCGACAACACCGACAAAATCAAAATCCTAGAGCAACACTTTAAGCGATGCTCGGTCTGGTGGGCTGGCACTAGCCCCTCGGCTCTTTCTAGTCGCTCGATTGCGTTGCTTTGTATGGATGAGGTAGACAAGTTCCCAGAGCAAGCGGGGTCGGGACGAGAAGCTAACCCAGTTCAATTAGCAGAGGCACGAGTAAGCACCTACCCAAATCATCTCATCATAGCAACAAGCACTCCGACAACCGCAGATTCAATTATCTGGGCTGAATGGCAAAAAGGGGATATGCGTTTTTACTTTGTGCCTTGTCCTAATTGTGGGCTGAAACAGAAGTTAATCTGGGGGCAAGTAAAGTGGGACGAGTCAGCCAAGATTGAGGATGGGGTTTATGATTTTAAGTTGGTCAAATCCTCTACCTATTACGAGTGCGAGGGATGCAAGGGCAAGATTACAGATGGGCAGAAAACCAAGATGTTGAGAGAGGGAGAGTGGAGGGCAACCAATCCCAAGGGCGAACCAGCTAGACGCTCGTACCATCTTAACGGCCTATATGCCCCTTGGGTTAGCTTCGGGAGCTTGGCAGTAAAGTTTCTGCAAGACAAATATAGCGGAATCATCGGACTACAAGACTTTGTGAACCGAGTTCTAGCCGAGCCTTGGATGGAACACGAATCAGAGAAAATGGAAATCATTCCGGGTGCTTACAAGATGGGCGAAGTTCGTATGGGCGACAAGCTGGTTATGTCTTGCGACATTCAAGAGGCTGGCGGTTTCCACGCTTGGTGTGTGGTTAGGGCTTGGGACTTGGAGGGAAAGTCTAGGTTGGTTTGGGCTGGTAGACTGGAAACTTGGGGCGACATAAAAGCCAAACAAGATGAATTTAATGTTGAAGATAAGTGCGTGGTAATTGATTCGGGCGATCAAACTCGTGATGTTTATTTGAATTGCTGTAAGAATGGATGGATTGCCCTAGTCGGTTCAGATCGTTCTAGCTTTTCCGAGATCGTGAATGAGCAGAAGGTTCAGCGTCCGTACTCAAGGATTGCTAATGGCGACCCATTCAGCGGGAAGGCCATTCAGAGCAAACTAGGATGGAAGTGGAAGCTCTGCCCAGTCTGGCGTTGGTCTAACCCATCCATCAAAGACATCCTATCCCAGCTTTTGAAAGAGGAGGGATTTATAGCCCTAGATACGCCCGATGTCTGGAAAGTTCATATTGAGGCCGAGGTTAAGGTAAGGGTTAAAAATCCTATGACCGGCAGGGAGCGTTTGGTATGGAAGCAAATAGGAAAGAATAATCACTTATTGGACTGCGAGTGTATGAACATCGTGGGTGCGGCACTTCACGGAAGGTTAAAGGTCTCTCCCGCAAATTTGACAGAGGAGGTTGAGAATGGCGAAGGGTGACTTTATCGGGCTACCTTTGACCACCCTAACTTCTCTGCGTGATAAATATATCACTTGTTTGGAAGCGATTGCGGTGGCTGGTTCTAGCTATTCCATCGCTGGACGTTCTTTTTCTAGGGCTAATCTTGGCGAGGTTCGAGACACGATTGC